ATTGTCACAAAGGAAAAAACTATAAATCTAGTAAAGCCTGCGAATTTTAATATAGAAGGAAATAAGGGTTTTTCAGATTTCTTAATAGTACCAACCAATATTGATTACACAAATGGTAGTTGTGCTTTTCATGGTGTTTTTTCTTATGAAATGTCTGTAGAAGAAACTCAAGACGGGCTAAAGGGTCAGAAGTGCTTATATCGTGTAGAGGGTATTAATACTTTGTCAGATGGGAGTTCTATACCTAGTACTGTTTTAACAGCCAGTGGTACAAATGGCAAATATATAGGCTTTACTCCTAAGCTTGACTTTCGAGGGACAACTCTTGATGAAGTAGTATTTGCAGATGTAAAGCAAGCATCTAGTAGTAATTATGCCATGAAGGATGGTGCTTTATTGCAAATAATGGAAACAGGAGATATAAATTTAGCTATAGGGGGCTATGATAGCGCTGGGCTTTATCCTTGGATACATTTTACTGTAAATCTAAAACCACCTCATGATTTGGGTACATATTCTGGAAGTGCTAGTGGCAACCCTGAAGAATATGGTCAACCAGATTACGGTCCTTTTTGGATAGATAATACAGGAAAATTATGGGCTGTTTGTACTGTAACATTTGTTCCTGCTCTTT